GATTGGAAAGAAGAATTAACTATTACATTAAAGACTGGTGAGCTAGTAACATTGAATGTTTTTGCCTTAGTTTATTCGTTTTCTAGATTTAAGATATATTTCTTATCCATGAGCAAAACTCAGACAGTCTTGTTTCATCATCTGGATACAGCTTTTGAAATGGCTGGTGGTGTTCCTAAAACGTTAAGAACCGACAATATGAAAACTGTCATGGATGATCCAAGGACTGAGTATTCTAAGGGTAAGATCAACAACAAATTCGCACAATTCGCAAAAGATTATGGTTTTGAAGTGAAACCATGTATCGCAGGTGAACCTGAAGTTAAAGCAAAGGTGGAAGCTCCGATGAAATTACTTGATGAATTATACGCATACAATGGTTTATTGGATTTAGTTGGATTACGAAATCAGGTCACTAAGATATGTGACAGAGAAAACAATAAACTTCATTCCGAAACTGGTAAGATACCAATCTTACACTTACAAAAAGAAAAAGGCTTCTTATCACCTTTACCACAAGACAATATAAGAAGCCTTTATAAAATCAAAGAATTGTCACTTAAAGCCGACTCGCAAGGATTTGTGAGTTATAGTGGCAAGAAGTATTCTACTCCAATCAAATATTGTGGCAAAGTACTTAATGCCCAGGCTTTCGATGACTATCTTTACGTGTATGATAACACAGAACTTATCGTAATACATCAAATAAGCAAAGATAACGTAAAGAAAATAGAACTTGCAGAACATGCGCTTGAGAAGGCTGAATACTCTTTAATGAGAAGTGGTCAAAGCATCAAGAAATTTGCAGAAAACAATTTAAAAGAACTGGGAGAGATGTATAAATGATTAGTACGTATCAAAGATTAAAAGATAATCTAGAATATCTAAAATTAAAGAAAGCAAGTGAAAGCTTGGATGAAGTAATAGATTTTATAACAGCTAATGAATTAAGTTTTACGGAAGGATTATTAAGGCTTACAGATGTTGAAATGGATCATCGCAAAACGAATCTAATCAAAGCAATGGTCAAAGTTGGAGCATTCCCTTTTATTAAAGAAGTTAAAGATTTTGACTTTGATTTCCAACCATCAGTAAACAAAGCACAAATATTAGAATTCGAATCATTGGGATTTATAGATAAAAAGGAAAACATTGTATTTCTCGGACCATCTGGTGTAGGTAAAACACATTTGGCGACAGCTATAGGTATTGCCTCTGCCAAGAAAAGAAATGCGACATATTTTATTAAATGTCATGATTTGATTATGCAGCTAAAAAAAGCAAAATTAGAAAATAGATTAGACGATCGATTAAAGCATTTCAATAAATATAAATTATTGATTATAGACGAACTTGGGTATCTTCCTATTGATAAAGAAGACTCTAAGCTATTTTTTCAATTGATTGACAGAAGATATGAGAACAAAAGTACCATCATCACAACAAACATAAACTTTGGTGAATGGGATGATATATTTGGTGATCCAGTTATCGCAAATGCGATTGTAGATAGAATCTTACATCACGCTAAGGTTGTAACAATCAACGGTAAATCTTACAGGTTGAAAGACCATTTAATTAAAAAGGAGAACAATGATTAATGAACAGTAAACTAATTGAATATTTGAATAAATCAAGAAACAGTAATAAAGATAATATTAAAGCAATTCTATTCAGCGAAGATACATTCACTTATTATTATCTATTCGACATCAATATGGAAAACAAAAAATGTGTCATGATGTGCGAACCAATAAATGCATCAAGACCATATTGCGAATTATATTCTGTTTATCTAGAGGAAATACAATATTATATTGGTCCATATCAAATAGTTGATGGACAAAGTCTAGGAAAGCCATATAAACAGGTTTTAAAAAGGTTACAAAAAATAGAAGAAAGATTACTTACAATGTCTTATTAGAATAAAAGACCACATCTTTACCGTCTACTACAACAGGTATTGATGTGGTCAATATTGTACATTCTTAAATGATCAAAACTGTACATTTTTAAGTTGACATTTATACTATGCAATGGTACAAAATATCTCCACAATCAGCAAATTGAGAGTTCTTAAACCAATAAACAAGTATGATCCTATTTTAAAAATTAGAGTTTCAGATGAAATCATGACAATACTTGATAATAAATTAATAGAATTATTTACAAAGTAAATCTTTTGACTTTAGAGTTATGAGATGTTAATATACTTTTGAACAACGGCCTTAGCGCCATTGATTATTACACAACGGCCTTAGCGCCATGTAGAAAGTCACTGATTTATTTCAGTGGCTTTTCTTTATTATCAAATCTTTGTGTGAATGTCAAATCTATGGATGCTTAATTAATGCTGAAGATCTAGCTTTTTATTTTTTTGAGATATAAATAAGATATAAACGCTTTTCGACGTGCTATTTATGCTTTATATAAAGCACATTTCGGCTAGTTCGTAAATTTTTCGTAGAAAGATAATGCATTTATAACATTAATTTGCGCTTTAAATATAGGTGTAGAATTCATGAAAATAAATGATATTTAATAGAATCCATTCCTTTTAAGATGTAATCAAGATATAAACGATATCTTAATTTTTGAAAAGTTTCCCAAAGTTAAGTTCTTCGGTATTTAATCCAAAAAAGGCATAAGAAAAGTATTACTTATGCTTGCATATATGCTAGTAGTATGCTATAATATATATGTAAGGAGGAAAGGTTATGAATAAGAAATTTAAAAAATCCAAAATCGATTGGACGTCTCTAATCATACAATCAATCTTGGACTTAGCAGTTGGGTTAATCTTATTGATTATCGAGAAGCTTACATAGCTTCTCCCCTAACTCATTATAACTTATTCATCGTATATTATGCTAGTAAAATTAGGAATATTTTTTATCGCAATTGGAATTGCAAAATTCATTTATGCAATGTATTTAAAACACAAAGGAGAATAACATGAGACCCCAAGACAAGTACAACAAAGAAAAAATGACAATTATTTCTGCTAGATTCAAAAATGATTTTGCCGAAGAATTTAAACAAGCTTGCAAAGCTTTAGGAGTATCTCAAGCGGATGTTATTAGAGACGCAATGAATCAAACAATTGAGAAAGCCAACGCATTGGATGGACTAGATATGTTTAGTATCGATAAAATGAATCAAGACGAAGCTTATTTTAGCCGATTCATCCAGGAATTAAAAGATTATGATGATTTTGGAAAATTCAAAGGATATTTTGGAAAAGCTTCAGATGTTGAAGATAGAATCTGTGAATTAAATACATGTGAAATCTATACTGAAGTTAATGGATCATACGAATGTACAAGTAATGATAAAGAAATTCATGATGAATTCGGTTCTGATGACAATCACAAAATCAACGGATATATTGCCATCGAAGTTGGATATGGAAAACACGTTAAAATGTATGGCGAGTACTTCTGCGAAGACTGGGATGAAGCTAATGAAGTTTATCAGAATTGTTCGTTTGAAAATTACTACGGAATTGATTTAGATTAATGCATAAAAAAAGAAGGGCCACAATAAAATCGGCCCTTTTTTGCGTTATTTGAATAATTTAAAAATCTTTTCGACGATTTTCAACAACAATTCAATCAATTTGTTGATTCCAGATACATTAATTGTGTCATTTTTGACAGAATCTGAACTATTTTCATCGTTTTTATCGTTTTTTGAGTCATCTTTTCCGGTATTTGAACCATTTTCATCCTTTTTAGGATCGTCTTTTTTAGGCTCGTCACTCTTTGGATCAGACTTGTAGAAGTCAATATCATGATAGATTACATCTTTGTCAAATGGATTCGAAGTGTATTGATGTATAACTGCAATATCTGAATTGTCTGAATTGACATTACCATCATCCTGATTCCATGCTGCAATCCACAAAGGATAGTCTGTATCTACATATTGTCCGATCCATGATCTAGATGTATAAACACCAGTGTAATAACCTTGTGATTTGAAATAATCACAGAATACTTTGCAGACCATCGAACAATGTTCTTTTGTCAGCAATCCGTTTTGTTCCTTCCATCCTGGTTCTCCAGGCTTTGTGCTGGAGTCTTCCATATCCATCCAAACACCAAGTTGGATATTTCTACTTTTAATTAATTTATGTGTATACTTGGCTTGCTCAAGCGCAGTCTCTTCATCACCGCAATAATCGTAACAATATACACCATAAGGAATTTTCAATTCTTCACATTTATTTGCATAATACTCAAATTTCTTGTCTTCAGTTGTCCACCAATTTGAACGCAAAATCACAAAGTCATACTGCGACAAATCTATGTCCGAACTGTTATGTTCTGATAAGTCGATTCCGTATCCTTTTACATTTTTAGTGTAATCTGTTTTAGACGGGTTGGATGACTCTGGTGTAGAAGGTTTCGTTTCTTCCTTCTTTTCTTCTTCTGGTACAGTGAATGTAGCCCACATCTTACTCTTATCTTCGGTTGCGGACACTGCAACAAAGATTTTTTTATCACTATCTTTATAAACTACATAACGATGGCCATTGCCAATATACTTCCAATAATACCTGATTTTATCTCCGCTGTTGTATATTTTGCATACATTGCCAGATGGCGAGTCATAACGTGCTCTAATGCCATCTACAGTGAACGTAGCTACACCATCTTCTTGTACAAGTTCAATTGTATCACTTGGATTAGCATCATCTTCTATTGCACTGAAAGTGGCCCACGTGTCTTTTCCTTGAACTTCGCTTCCTGAGATTGCCATGAGTTGAGTCTTGTCTTTATTAACCACCCATCTATGGCCATTAGCTACGACTTTGTAATAGTATTCAAACTGATATCCTTTATTTACTCGTTTCAATACATTTCCTGTTGGACTGCCTTCACGAATTGCAACTGAATCAACAGTTAAAGTAGCAATAGCGTGTTCTGCAACTAAATTGGCTGCATTAAACACTGTAATTCCTGAACCACTTGTAGGATTACTATAGCCTTTGTAATGCAACACCCCACATGATCCATTGTAAGTCAATGTTTGAATATTTGCAGGAGACAAGTTAGTTCCTTGATTCATTCCTAGAAACTGTCCTGTTCCGTTACCATTGTCTTTAATCAACATCGCTACATGGCCATAATAGACTCCTTTGTACCAACCATAAACTGAATCCCAAATAAACCAATCTCCAGGGTGGCCAATTTGTTCGAAATTAAAATAATCAACATATCCCAGTAAATCTCTTCGATACCAAATTTCGCGTGCTCCTCCAGAACCTCCAATCGCTCTTCCAGGGTTTGGATATCCAGCTTTCTTTAAAAACTCTTTGAAAAGAGTTACACACTGATTGTAGTATCCGCCTAGACCAGATGATTTGCCTAACCATTCTTTTTTAAAGTCATCTTTTGTGAAGTAGTTCATAATTAAATCTCTTCCTGATTGATTTTCTTGTCGGCTACTTCTAATCCTTTGATTAGAATTTTTGGAACGTCATACCCTGCTTCAACAAAGTTCTCAATAATTGATCTTGCTTCATTAACGGTCAAGGAAGCTAAGACGAACCATCCTAATAGAGTTGTTAGTGTTAGATCAACTCCGATTGTTTTGCCGATTTCGATAAACCAAGCCGAAATTGCAAAAGCGAATACAATCATTAACCAGTATCCTAGCTTTTTCAGAACTCCGGTCCATCCTTTGCTGCTATTAGTCTTATGATTGATATTTGACTTCATCCAACCTGTAACCCAGTCGATTACGTTTAATAATAAAAAAACGGCGAACAAGAACCAGTGTTCACCAAAGATAAGTGTTAGTAATGCAATAATTGCACCACACACATTGTTGTAGTAGCTTGTAAAAACTTTCATTTATTTTCTCCTATGTCATATATAAAAAAAAGCTAGATATTCTAGCCTTTTTAATAATTTTCACCAGTGATTTGCTTATACTGATCAGCTGTAATGATTCCTTTTTCACAAAACTTCCTTACCTGCTTATCTGTATATAATTTTAAATCATAAAATCTTTTGATTTTTTCAAACATAGACTAAGCCTCGCTTACTTCTAGAAGTGTATCTGTCATTAGTGCTGTATACATGACCTGCGCTTCAATTTTATCCTGTGCCGTTGCTTGTTGTTCTGGATCAACAACTTTAGGTTTATCTTCTTCTGCAACCTCAATCACTTTTCCTGCTACATATTTGTAGTTATATCTTCCATGTTCATCAACTAATCCTTTTTCTTTCTGAATCTTTATTAATATATACTCTTACCATGCTTACTTCTCCTATTCATTATCATAAATTTCTGCGTCTAGATAAATTCCACCACCTACATCAATTACATAACTAATAGTCGACACGCCACGTTGCTTTAATTTAGTAAGCAATGCACTTGAAAGTGTTAATACTAACTCTTTGTAATTGTCTATGCTTACATTAGTGATATCTGAGCGCACTACATTGATAGCGTTTGCGTTTGCTCCTGTATAAATCCATCCTTCTAAAGTTATATTACTTGAATCTACGGATGGTTTGGAAGTTCTCATTGAGTTAACCTCCGGAATATTAATGTAAATACGTTCGTTTGAAAAATAACCACTTCTAGCTCCGGTAATTGGTTGAAAATACCACATACATTTTTGATATTCTTCACTATAAATTGGATGAACAAAAGCAGTAGCATGCTTACCTTGTTCCAATTTAGCCCATTTAAGGGTTATGCTAGTCCCTTTATTCAGAAAGATTGTAAATGATTTTGTACTCTTACTTGTATGTACAACGTTTAATCCTTGTTTCAATATTACTTGTGAATTATCATCCGCTAGCATTGTCACTGTTCCACTTACAGATGTTACATAGCACGATAATGTTGAATCACCTTCCGTTGCATTCTCTAAGTATTGTATAAATGTTCCTGTATCTGCGTATTTGTCATTTGTGACTGTAATACCTCCATTTTTATTTGGTGTAACTGTGACATTCCAAATCTTCCATCTGTCTACAGAATAGCCTCGTGATTCATAGCTTGTAGCACCTCTTTGATTAATTTTAAAATCCGAATTAATCAATAAATTCGGATTACTGAATTTATTTCCTAAATAATTTGCCAATTGCGATAATAAACCTTTTTTCAATCCTGTGCCATTATGCACAGGCAATAAGCTTGTATCGGTAAAACTAGGCAATGCGTCTAATTCATTTACTTGCTTTCCTGCCATTCTCTATTCCTCCTTGACTTTATATTTCCAATCCGTACCGACTTCTCCACTTGCTACTTCATAAGACCAATCGGCTAGGATTGTATTTCCTTTTTCATCTACTAAATCTTGAGCGCTTGTTGCGCTCAAATTTGTAGTAAAGTGATTATTCATCACCATTTGATTCAATGCGTTATGTGATGTGGTTACAGACTTTATTCTATCGACAAGCCACTGAATAGAAGCTTTGTCTTTGAATAGGAAAGCCATATACTAACCCCACATTGCGCTTAAATCTGATGTACTGATTGCAGTTAATTCTGAACTCTTAACATATCCTGATAAATCAATATCTGTATTACCAATCTTTTCAAACGTTTTGGATTCTGCAAGCCAAATATACTCATCATAAATATCTTGAGCTCCATGTGAATGTGCAATTAAATAGATAACGCCATTTGAGCCTGCAGCAGGTAATGAACTCACCTTTTCGTACTTAATAGATGTGATGTTTCCTACTGCCGAATTAATCAACGATTGTACTTGTGATTGCGTTTGATATCCTTTACCTGTAACGATTGAATTTACTTGCGTAGATGTTTGGAATCCACTATCATTTGTAAGTTGTGAAGTCTTTGTAGGCACTGCGATATCTACGGCTTTTGAGCTTGGTTCAACTTTTGTGCCGTTGACTTTAACTGACTCAATCACGTTAACTTGAGCACCACTTGAGATACCACTTAATTTGCTTTTTTCTGCATTCGTATAATCATTTGTCGATAAGCCTTTACCACTTACCACATCAACTTTTCCACCTAATGCAGTTTTAATTTTACTGATTAATAGAGTTAATCCACTCTTATCTAAATATTCAATAGCCATTCTTTTTTCCTCCTTATAAACTATTCCATATTTCATCTAATTCATTTGTTGATACCGAAGTTACAGAACCTTCTGCCATAGCTCCAATATCTTCCGGAGTATATACCGGTCTTGTTTCTGCTTTCGCCCATGTAGGGACGGTCGGGTCTATTTCTTCAACATCACCAACAATTTCAAATCCGTTTAATTTTGGCTTGTTTCTGAGTTTTTCGTAATCCGTTGTTCCTACATATTGTTCGTTTAAACCGAACTGAATGCGATCTGATTCGTCTTTAACATCGATTTCTATGCTGTTTACCAGAATCATGTGATCACTTCCTTATTTAATACACTATACACATTAATTGTTTTTATCGGCGAAGCCATCGCTATGCCGTCATATGTAATCATTCTTAATTGGATGTTGCAATTTCCGTTTTTAAAACTTAATGTTTCTTCCTGCGTTAAAATAACTGAAATAACATTGTTTTCGATTTTTAAATCTGACATGCTTTTTTTCAATAAATATCCATTTTGCTCAAATACCACATAGATATGTTCCATATCTGCTAAATCAATATAATTGACCGTGATTTGAATTGTAGGTGTTGTTCCTTGTCTCATGATTTCACCATGTATGCCCAATCGGCTAATACATTATCACCATTTTCATCGACGACATAATTATCGAAGTCAACCATTAAATTTGTACTAAAGTTATTGTTAAGCAGCATTTCAATCATACTTTGAATCATGTTGAACATTTTTTTATCAGCCTCACGAATTGAAGAACCTAAGCTTTTTTTCTTATTCCCTTCAAAATCGATTCTTGCATCAATCAATTCTGCATCTGCGGTTGTTGAGCCCTCGCCTAAATTTGTAAATGAATCCATACGTTCATTGACAACTTTTTGATTTGAATCAATTAAATCTTTCAACGATCTTTGAGCTTTTAGTAAATTGAAAATTTGTGTCCGTACCGAATCACCTGCAGTATCATACTTAACTCCATTGTATCCGACACGAATATCAATTAATTCATTTAAATTAGTTTGACTGTTTGTCAAATTGTCAATTCGAGCCATAATCTCTGCTAAGCCTTCTAATCCACGAATCTTCATTTAAATTAGTTTGACTGTTTGTCAAATTGTCAATTCGAGCCATAATTACGTTAAGTTTCGATTCGACATATTGGTCAACTAGCTGTTGCCAACTTAATTCACTAGGTCCAATTTGTGAGTTTCCATTTGGCGCACGTTGCACAACGAAGCACACCTCATTTGTCACGAATTTTTTTTCGCCTCTAATTAAATGAACAGCAAGTTCAATTGGCCCACTTTCAAATAAAGGCTTTGAAGGAATATAAAAGCCTTCATCATCCATTGGCAACATTTCTTCATAAACTTTATTCTTATAAATGTAACGAATGTGAATTTGAGTTGTATAGAATTCATAATTATCTGTACCATCAATCAATAAATTTACTGGCACATGTGCAGAACCCTCTGATGATTCAAGGCTTTTAATAACAATTAGTTTTAAATCTCTTCTCATCAATTCCATATAACCACTTCCTTTCTTTTACACATAATCAATACCTACTACTAATCCATTGACAAGCGTTAATCTTAGCTTTTTTTCTTCGACTTCTCCACCGCTACCATCTGCATAACATTTAGGTCTGAAATATCCTAATGGCGCAGTTCCGATTGCCAGTAAATTAAACGGTCCTCCGTTTGCACCACCACTTCTACCTTGGTTTTGCCCGAAGTATTGACCATTGTAGTACATGGCTACGTGGCCATTACCTCCACCCATGTTCGAACCCCACACGGCAATATCGCCATTTTGAGGTGAACTCACGACATTACATGAATTTAACATTCCATTTGAGGCTCTTTGCGTCCAAATATCTTTAGCTCCGCCCGATGCAGTACAGTGTGCATACGGATAGCCTAGCCACTTCATGTAGAATGCGTATCCATCCCAACATTGTGCGCCGTAAGCACCATCTATATCATGCGATGTTCCATTGTATGTATTGACGAACACATAAAAAGGTTGAGCCATATTACTCAACCCCTACTACAATTCCGGCTTCAACTGTAATTGATTTTGTCACAGTATAAGTACCAGTAAGCCCTTTTTTTCCGTCCAAAGTTATGATGCTAGCACTGTCTGAAATAGATATAGTTGAATTTTTGGTCTGCATTCTAACATAGTTTTTGGTTACAGAAAAATTGTTATCACCGTTTGAAAGCAAAATCGAACCATCATCACTAACCGAAACACTGGTATCTCCACTGATCAGTGCCACACTATGCGATAGATACTCGCCATCGTGTTTAAAAGAACGGAACGCAATTCTTTCGGGCAATCGAGTACCATCTGAATCGATGCACTTAATATCAGACCAAACAGATCCTTGAACAGTCCCTTCGGTTCGTGGCTGCATATTGATTTCTGCTCCAATATTAATATCCTTAACAGTATTCAATACGCCTTTAAAAGTACCATCATTCATAACTAACTCACCGGTATCCATATTCAAATAAAAGCTGCCACTCTTATCTGAAAGAATCCCAGTTATAATCGCATTCGCAATTAAACCTTTTGGCCCAAACGCATTGCCCCACTTCCAATCCGTATCATCTTCATTTCTCGTGTCAGAAAATTCCAAACCGCTAGTTCCATAGCATGTTGCTCCATACGTTGGACTGTCTGGATCTAAATCTTCCATCTTCATGGCTCTGTAATCCATTTTCTCCGCAATATTTCTTTGAGCGTATAAAGAAGCTTGAGTTGCATCAATGATTCCTTTTATCTTTTCTGCAATCAAACTAGATGTTTTCTTGTCAATCACCTTTTGTGCTGCCTGAATAACACTATCCGCATTTTCAAAGTACTTTGTCTCATAATCGCCTAAAGTCATACTATCGTATTTTTTTAGGATACAATCATAATCACATTCAATTAATCTTGCCTTAGTTTCGATATTCAACTTTCTGTGCTTAATATGAACTGTATCACCAAAGCCAATTGAAACAAGATTCTTAATATCTTTGTAAGCATCCAGTCTTGTCAAATCTACAATATCAACCTTATACGTGATATTAGGAACATCACAATTATTTTCTGTGAAATAATCAGATGCTCTTTTTCTCAACACTTTATATAAATCTTCCAATGTGTCGCAGACTGTGATTCCATTCGATGCATCATCTTCTTGTGCATCTTCTTTTAGCTTTACGTCATCAAACTGGATGAAACTCCAATATACATCTGGATAATTATTGATAAAAGGAGAATCAACACACTCCTCATTTGGCAATACATATCCATTGTAGGCTTGTGGATATATCCTGGTGATTAAATTTTCTGTGTTTACGACTTCCTGGACGCTTTTCAAATTGTATCCAAACTCACACCTGGCACCTTTGTCTGAACCAATTCTTTTATTGATCTTGATTGTGTAATCATCATAGACAATTTCTCCACCCCATCGATTTATAAATGTATTGTCTGCATTTCCATTAATAGCCTGCAGACGATTCATTTTATTGAAATAGCACGTAGAAATATCTGTGATATCCGAAATTCCTTTAAAAGACGTTCCACTCAAAATCGTATTTAACGCATCCTGGCCATTCATATTCACGCATCGAGTATCCCACAAAGGCTGTGTTGTCTTGGCCATGTAAAAAAGCGGATACGCTGTTACTTGAACATCATAATCCGCTTTATCTACATGACGAATAATAAACAATTGGTCTTTATTAAATAATGTTGGAACTTTTAAAACTGCCCCATCAATGATATTTTCTGAAATATCATCAATAGGATGTACTAATTTAACATACCATTCGCCGTTCAATACAACGTGCATAACGCAGCTAGATGGATGCAGAACATAATCACCATTCTTGTCATACTTCTTATTAAAAGGCTTATACAATTGGATCATAGTTCACACCTCCAGTTTGGAATCACTTCACACTTAAAATTGCCACTAACTGTAATTGAATTTGAACCTTCAACTAAATATAAAGATTCAAAATCCCCACTGACCTTGACATTCTGTAAATCACCATTTTCTTGATAGGCTACGCATCTATCCGTATCAATATAAATTGTTCCTGATGTATTAACTGTCATCTTATTACCATTTACAGACAGAACACATTGACCTTCACCACTAATGATATAAACAGGATGAGAAACCGCATAAGGATTTGTCTGCACCATTCCACAACCATATCTATCTTGACCAATAAACAGATATCCGTATGGATCACAAGTAAATGTGGCCACAAAAGCATTAATTTCTTTTGTGCTTTCTCTTGAGATATCACCAAATTCAACTTTTTTAATTTTATAAAAAATTTCTGAATCATCCATCATCATAAGAGTCTTAGATTTACGAATCATTCTTTTATAATCTCTAAAAGTTTTATTCAGGTATTCTCTTTTTTCTTTGAAATTAAAATTGATATTAAATGTAATATCGTCATAAGTGCCTAAATCTTCGAAATACTTACCATCTCTTCCAGGAATATCATATTCTTTGTAGTTACGCTTAGGAGTTACTATATCAGGCCGTCTGACCGGATATAGTTTTTCCCGAACGCAAGATACATTGTCTAAATAAATATCAAATGAACTCATTCTATGCCTCACCTCTCATATAAGCATTAGATACACTTCTAGATCCAATAACTCTTTCCATAGATGAAGCAATGTTACGACCATCCAATGTTGTAGTGTTGTATACAACAAATGTTGGATCATACCGATAATTCGTATTATCAGTAAACGAAGGATCCATTCCAATATCCATGATATCCTGTAAATCTTTGATTTGGCTTTCTACTCGGCTCTTATTTCTGTCAATTCCTGTAGCTAATAAATCCATGAAGTCAGGCATCCACTCATCCGCATCAGCCAAAGGGCCTTCATCTGGAACAGAGAAATGTAGATTTTTCTTAATGAAATTTGTGACTCCACTAATCTTTCCTTTTACCCATCCAGTGAATCCTTTCCAGATACCACTCGCAAAGTTTGACATCATGTCCATTCCCCATTGTAGAAATTGACCAGGTAATGATTTTATCTCATTCGCAATATTTCTAACCAAATTAATTGCTGCATTCTTGCCTTTTGAAGCAAAATCTTTTGCCCAATTGACAATCGCAGACAACATATTGCTGATCCAATTTTGGAAGTTATTTAAACCATTCACAAAGTTCTCACCAAGATTTTGAAAGAAATCATTGATTTTCTGCTTCACATTATTGAAGCCATCCGTCCACGATTTTTTAAAGCCTTCCCATAACTCAGAAACCTTATTGCAAACGGACTCCCATGTTTCTGTCAAGAAGTTAAGGACCTCATCCCAGTTCTGAATGACATATATAATTGCCATGATAGCTGCAATGATCGCTACAATTATCGCAATCACCGGAGCTGCAGCGGTAACCAAAGCTCCAACTCCACCTGCCGACCATCCACATGCTGTGCCAACCGCCAGTATCAAAGGAGCAATTGTAGTCAAAACCGCAATAATCCCAATAAGGACCGCAATCATTTGTTGAGCTGGTTCAGGAAGTTCACTAAATATTTGAATAATTGTAGTTAATGCTTTCGTGAATTCAGTAAATACTGGCATTACCGCTTTAGAAAAATCGGCCATTGCCTCATTGTAATCATCTTGGGCTTTGTTTGACTCAACCAATGCCTTGTTGTTCTCATTCCATGCATCTGCTGATTTCATTAAGCCTTGATTGGCCATTTCATCCAACACTAACTGTGCACGTTCTGAATTGTCTGAACATTGTTCTAATTTTTCATTGAATTCATCTTCGGACGTTCCAGCCCAATTCAACATATCCGCAAAATTACCTGTAACTGTACCTGTCTTGATTGTCTCGTTGATTGACTCAGCCAAACCATCAATTGGAATCGAATCTCCATACCGGGCCCAGGCACCAATTGCACCCTTAGTGATTTGCGTTAACTGACTTTGCCCCAAGCCAATTGCCTGTAAGTTTGCAGTAGTTGTAGCAGCAGATTGCGTATCGCCTAACACTCCAATAAGCTGCTTATAGGTCTGTTTTGTTTCATTCGTAGTGTAATTTAAATGAGAAGAAGAAACTTCTAAAGAACCCATGATTTTTAAATACTCTTTAGATTCTTCTACTGCTCCTTTGATATTTTCAACCATTCCAGATGCAAAATCAGATACTTGCTGAGCAGCCTCTTGCATGTTAAAGCTATCTTTAAGTTGTTGAACATCTGTCTTAGTCTTTTTTAACTTTTCACCAGTTTGTTCTGAACTATCTCCTACTTTTTCGACTTGAGTCGATGCATCACTTGCACTTTTTGCCAAATCATCCAATTTAGAATCATTGTCTGAAATTTCAGAAGATAATCTATTGGCATATGCAGTTGTTTCATTAAATGCAGTTTTTAATTTAGAAATAGTCGATTCTGTATTCGCATAAGCCTTTTCCGCTTTCTGAACCTGGCTTGAATTCTCACCATATTCATTCGTCAATTGTTGGATTTCTTTGGCCTGTGCCTCAAGATAATCCGTTTGTTTTTTTATCTGATCTGATAAAAGTTTTAATTTGTCTGACTGCTCATCATATTGCTTTTTCAAAACTTTATTCTTTGCAGTCAACGATTCCATGCTGTCAGCTTGAGCATCAAATTCACTTGATACAGCTTTTAATTCAGACCCATACTCTTTTAAATTCTGATTAATTTTAGAAATGGATTGATTAAATTCAGATTCACCTTTAATCGAAATCTTTGGACCAATATCATATCCAGCCATATCATCACCTCAAATCTACATTAATATATTCTGGCTCTATATATTCGTCGGCATATCCATCTAGAATGACCGAAGCATCCGTTAGATCCGCTAAATAACCTAACGGCATCACTAGAAACTCTTTGGATGGAATACCAATCTTATAGGCTTTTACCATTAAGTATTTGCTTGAATCACCTTGAAGCTTTTTTTCTTCTTTTTTTTTGAAGATTTTAAAGGCTTAGCCTGGATTTTTCTTTCTTTTGATTTGGAAATACATTTCTTGATTTTTGCAACAATTGCCTTCAATTCTTCTGGATCAGAAGGAATCAAGTACCCAATTGTATCTTTTGGAATCGGCTCCAATAATCCATCTTCGCCAATTGGTGCTCTATCATACTTTTGTCGCATGATATTCATAAACGCACATCCTGAATCAATCATTAGATAAAGCATGCTAATCATCATGTTTGCAGCTTCGGCTACATCCTGACCTTCTTCAATCTTTTTAGCAGCTTGCACAAAGTTTCCCATTTGAGAAACACAAGCTAAAGAAAAAGACATTGGATATCTATATTCTCCAATGTCTATAAATTGAATATTCATGTCCATAAGTCACCTTATGCAACAATATTTGCCTTTTGCTTCAAGTACGCAACCGCTTTTGCTTCATCTGGTAAATCTGCATAGCATTGCCATGCATGATCACCTGCTGCATCACGCATTACGGATCCTGTGATTTCAGGCAACTGCCAATCGACTGTATCTTCTTTAGTCTTCGCAGAACCACCTGGAATATTAAATTTAACACGATTAAACCAAATTGCACGATAGAATTCTTCATTGTTATTTTGATGCAGTTCAATAAGCCCACATCCAACTTCAATTGACTTCGTATTATCATCAAATACATATTCAGTCACAGATTCCCCACCAACTGTAATTTTATTTTCTTTAATACTCAATAAAAGTTTAGATGTAGCAGGCATCAATTCACCAGTGGTAATGGCCAAAGTTCCTTCTTTGAACTCTCCACCTTCCGATTCTGCAATTTCATTGTCTAAATATAAATTATTATTGTCAGTAGTCGTAATATCAAGACTGTACTCACTCATCTTTTCAGGAATATTCCCTTCTGAATAAGTTGTAGTACCGTCTGAATGACTATATTTCGCAATAATTAATTTTGATAAACCTTTTTTTGCCATTATTTGTTCATCTCCTTTTTGAATAATTCATTCATTTTACTGTCCATTGTTTCAATACTCTTTTTTCTATATTTTCGAACTGCACGACCTACAAAATCATTTTTAGGACGAAAAGACGTTCCTCTCAAGATTGATCTAGCAATCAATGGTATTGGAACACCTCTTGAATACTTTTTCGTTTTATGGCTTGAATATCCGGCAAAACCAACTTTGACATTGATATCATCGCCCTTACTTTCCATATCTGAAATACCAAGACCTTTCTCAAGAGCTTTTTTCTCATAGTCCATAGGCCCTTGGCTTGCATGATTGGATGTATTCAACGATTGTATCTCACTTCGAATCCCATCTACAACCACTCCAGCACCTTCATACAATGACATCTTCATGATTGGAACTACATCATCTTTTTCAAGTTTCTGCAGTTTATCAAGATATTCATCAAAATCATTAAATTCAATTTTGGCCATCAATACTCCCAATCAAATGAATAATGAATGTAACTTGAATTTGTTTCGTATTCAATATTAATTATATTGAATGGAACTCCGTTGCCGTTAAACAAATCAATAACTTCATCCACTAAATCATCAAACTCGACTTTTGTATAAATATCCAGCGAACCTTTTATAACGATTTCATCATGCTGATTGTCCAAAAATAAAGAATCAGATTCTCCTTCTTCCTGCCAAACTATATATCTATCGCCTTTATCTCCTGTTGCATCATAATGGTAAATTTCATTAGTGCTTGTATACCGCAGTAATTCTGCAAACTCTTTAAGCTTCGAATTCAAACTTTTCATTTAAATGCATCAATGTAAGCTTAGTAATTTGTATACCATTATCATCAAATGTATGTTGAATCTGTGAAATCTGATACTGTGTACCATCTTCCAAAACAACAATATCGTTATATGTAATCGAACGGTCTCTGTAAATAGATACAGATTCATCCAGCCTATCCTGTGCTTTTTTAGCTTCATAAAACTTTGTAACACCAATTACTTCATAAGAAAAATAATAAGAAGATTTAAGGCGCAATTTAGATACAGGCATAAAACCTTTATCCTGCACTAGTACACGCTCATAAATCTTGAGAATTCCATCATCAAATGTCATTATCTTCCTTTTTGTGACCACAGGATATTGTTCAATTCATATCTAAGAGATCTAGGCATAGCTAGTGGGCTATCTTTATTAGCTCTTTTTCTGAATAAGAATGCTGCGTAGTCAATCTTCGCCATATAATAATCAAAGGAATCATCATCGACGATTCCTTCTCTTGTCATAAGGGAAGCAGCTTGCTTCAACAACACTTTTAAATATTCATCGTTGGCATTTGTTGGCGGCATTTGGAGATTCTGCTTCAGGACAGTTAGTTCAGTATCTTCTCCAAAATCCATTGTTTATTACCCTTTTGTGACTTTTACAGTATATACAAGCTTTGACATACCGTTCTTAACAGTAACAACTAAATTCTTAGTTCCTTCTAATGTTAATTCCTGGCCATTATTGTATTTCTTTCCACCATACATAATAGTCACTGATGCTCCTTCTTGAGCAGGAACTGCATTTACAACGGCATTTGCTGCAGTTGCGCTTACTTCATATTCGTAAGTGTTTGCATTGAATGCTAATGTTTCTGATCCAAGAGTCAATGATGATAATGTTGCATCGTTTGCATCATCGGCACGGAATGTTGCTGATGTTACTGGTGCTTTACCATCAATTGTCATTACACCGAATCCTTCATCAATTGCAGGTTTTCCGTCGTAGCGAGCTACACCACGGAATACTGTCTGATTGTCTAAGAACTTAACGTGTTCTGACTGATCAATCTTAGCTCCGGCACGTTCACCTAATGTGTATAAATCAAAGTGTCCGAAGATGATATTATTGTCAGCAATAAAGTTAAGCTCAACAATTTCACCACCAACAATAGGCATTGTATTCTGCATTCCCGCAACAATAGCACCATTCATATCTGCATCCAATGATTCTGCCATCAATAATTTATGCGTCTTTTCATTCATTACCCATGTCAATCCTGCAGAAGAGTAATCATTGATTACACATGTTGATTTTTTGATAATATCTTTAAACAATTCTTTTCCGGTAAGGTTAGCACTGCCCTTTAAAATATTTGTAGTATGCAAATCTTTCCATGCTCTAGCCGTTGAAGGATAATCGTTTGGACGTACTTCTTGCGCTAATCGAGTAACAATACCTAATGGCATTTTAACTCCGTGTCCAAATAAGACACCTTTATCCAATGCTTTACCGATTGCTTTACCAATCGCATTAATGATTTCTGTAGCTAAATCTTCATCGCTGTCTTCCAATACTGCATTGCATACTGCGAAGAATCCGGCTACTGCGTATCCGTCCATCTCAATGTTGTTGAATTTTAAATCCATTTCATTCAATGATCCGCACATTTCAGTCCAAATACCTTCTGGGATGTCTCCCATGATATTTTGACGAGATGTTCCACTTACACTCTGTAAATTAACTTTTGAAATCAATTTAGAATTCTCTTCTACTGTTTGACGAATCAAAGGTAACATAACTTGTGGAATTGTTAGTCCAACATTTTCAATTGCACGATGCTCTTTAATACATGTTCTTACGTTGGATAAGAATTTTTCTACATTCTCATCTTTGAAGAAACGATCACGTTCTTCGATTGGCATATTGAAGAATTTATTTCTTACAGTCATTTTCTGTTGTCCTCCTCTATTTTCTTCTTGTTTAGGGTCATCTGTTGGCTGCTGAGATTCTGCTTCTTCAATTTCTTTTTCGATATCAGCGATTGTCTCTTCCAACTCTTTCTTTTCATCTTCATATTCTTGTTTTTCTTCTTCTAATTTTGCGACTTCTTCTTCAACAGCTTGTTGTTCTTCTTCTGTTGAATCATCACGTAATTCAGAAATCGCAACTTCTAGTTCTTTTGTACGTTTTTCAAAGTCAGATTCTTTTTTTCTTAATTTCTCAAGATTCTTTTTCTGCGTATCTAATTTTTTACGCAACATTAAAACTTTTAACATGCTCATTCTCCCTTCAATTTCTTCAGCATTTCTTTTTTTCTTTGTTCTAATTTTCTAGAACGAATTGTGTTAAATTCCTTTTTACGCGCAGATACCTGTGTGTCTTCGTATGCAGGAAAAGTAACTACAGATACTTCATACAGATTCACGGATTTAATCGTCCAATGAACTTCGTTTCCATTTTCCGAATATTCTTCTGAAGTAATCTCAAAGCCAAAACTACATTGATCCACATCGCCACGTTGCACACGAGCATATAGATTCATCGCATCCTGGTCTGATTCATTGATTTCAACCTCGCCCCATAGACCTTTGTCATCAACTTTTAAAGCCAATGTTCCTGATTTGGTGCGTCCTAAAACCAAACGTGTATCATGGTCAATCAAACAACGGATATCACTATCCAGTGCGCCATCAAACGCATGCGGATCAACACTTTCAGTAGCCCCATCCCATAACTGGTAATTGGAATTGAATACCGCAAAGTATCCACTGATATACTTTTTCCCATCTGCATCTCTAGTTTTGAATTTAGATAAAGAACTTCTCATCTGATATTTTTTATCCATTATTCTCACCACCTTTTTCCAATTTTTTTTGGTCTCCTATCATTCCTTGTGGAATATAGTTTTCAAGTATGATCAATTCATCTAGTCCATCCATCGGAGAATATCCTAGTGAATCTCTTACTTCATTGCCTGTCACGATTCCTCGTGTATACAAATCACATCCCACCGTCGAGAGTGTTTGTATGTCATAGGCATAAAGCGACCTATAATTGAACCTAAAATACCATTCAGGCTTGATAAGCAAACTTCGAGTAAGTGCCTGTTGGATGCACTCACAAATTCCTTTAATTCTTGTATTGATCCAGTTGTTCCATTCATCCTTATTGAATTCTCCTGCACCTAGTACGAATGTTGGAACATCTAAAATGGAAGCAACTGTCTTCTTATCCATTTCTACTGAATCTTTGATGGCCAAATCATTCAGTGATAACGGCTTTACTGTAACCACATCAAATCCATCTGCAGGAATTAGCCAAGGCTCTCCTGTCTGATTCGATTTAATGTATTTGTCTAATAACTTTTGTCTTCCATCTGAGTTAGAAAACTCATCAACCATTCCATCAACTTTAACAATCAATGATGGTTGCCATTTTGATTCCATAAAACCTTTCTTTGTAGCACTTGCTTGATCTAAAGTTTCGGCCACACTTCGCAAAGATTTACGGTACCCCACACCTTTCCACGGATAGTTTGGATCCGGATTAATTACGATATGAATTAAATCTTCCGGAAAATATTCCTTTCCGTTATAAAGAATGGAATATCCAAAATCGCCATTTGGAACGAATGAAACATTTCCAGGATTCAATGGATAAATACCTTCAATCAATCCGGATACGGTTCTTGGATACAGAACACAGTTCCCGTCGCCTTCCAATAACAACGAACGAACAATGGAAGACATCCATGTCATTCTTGTCATGTATTTGTTTGGATGGATATCCACTAAATTTGATAGTGCATTGCTAATTCTTTGATCGCCATTCTTAGAATTCTCCATTAAATGGATTGTCATACTTCCAATTAGATTGGCAATCTTATTAACTGCGCTAATAATTTCAGGATTCTGTGATAATGGTGTATAACCGGCTGACAATAAAGATTCCCAATTTACTGGCATTACAGCTGCATAATTCGACCTTTTTTGTGGATCCGGTCTAATATTCTTCTTTTTGTTTCTCCTTGACAAAATAAGCCTCCTAATCTAAAAACATCGAAGCAGACGAATTCTTTTCTTCTGCAATCAACAATTGTTTACAAGCAATAACCGAACAATCAAATAAATCTATACGTTGGTTTGGCATTACTTTTTGGAATCGAACGAAATCATCGCTATCTTCTGTAGCTTTGACATTTCCAACGCAATACTCATACGCAAGATTGTGCACGTAATAAAATTCTTGAAGGTTGAACTTCTTCTCGATTTCACGAAAAGCTTCCGTTTTCTCAACATAAAGCTGTTTCTGATCGCGAATTTTAAAACCGGCTTTTTTCATTTTTAAAATGAATTCACGCGAATACCTTCTGTCGTATCCAATCCATCGAATTCTAAAACCTCTGTCTCGAACTTTTATGAACCATTGAATTACATCTTCATATTCAATAACGTTCGAGTTACAACATGTTAGCCATCCTTCTTCTTCCCACCAGAATACCGGAATATTATCTTCATCCGATTTCTGATATGCCGTACTTCGTGGAATAAACGCATGACTGATGCAAATATCCACTCCTTTATATCGGCCATAAATACAAACTCCGGTTAAATCGTGCAGTTTGGATAAATCTGCACCGCCATACCATTTGATAGGAAGTTTAGCCAACTCATCAATCGTCCAATTATACTTGGCATCGGATGTCTTCACGACATTCATATCAAAATATGTATCAATTTGATTTGTAAAAACATTCAATGATTTCGCGAAGAAATCTTTTCTTTGTTGAGGGTCGTTCTGCGCCTGGATTGCATCGTTCATTAAGTCTTCGGCACGAACAGATTGACCAATACCAGGATTGGCCATCGCCTGAACATCTGGATTCATGTAATCCAAAAACTTTGCGCCTTCTTCATTTTCAGTTAGATCGGCTTCGCAAATAAAAACGAAGTATTGCTCATCGTCTACTTCGCCATCTAGAATCTTTTTACAATATCGAACTCTTTGTGCTAAAAAACTGTTTGGATCATCTCCAGCAGTTGAAATACCAATAATCAATTTATTTGCGTAAGCTTTCATAGCTTCTTTAAACAAATTGTATTGTTTCGGTTTTTTAAATGCGTGAACCTCATCCGCAATCGCAAAGTTACAGTTAAATGAATCTTGTGCATCTGGATTTGTGGCCAACGCATTTAATTCAAACATTCCGTCAGACATTTCTGCTTTTATAGAATGTTCGTTGTTGTTGTCAATAATATGAAACAAACCGCCATCCTCATCGGATTCTCCCATGTTTCTTACGTTATATTTAAGAAAATTGAATGTTTCCAATGTTTGTTTTAGTGCTGCGGCAACAACATAAATCTTGGATCCGGATTTTCGATAAAGTAATCCAACCGCATACGCTAATGCTGCAGAAAATGATGTTTTAACATTTTTTCTAGGAATAAATATTAAAGCCTCATGATATTTCTTTATCTTTGTTCCTTTTCGATAGATTCCAAACAGGTTGTAAATGATAAATTTATGAAAAGGCATCAAAATAAAAGGAGTACCTCGTAAAGGTTCTCCGTCTTGTGTTTCGCCTTGCATGTGGCAAATTGTTTTTTGAATAATCGAAATAATAAAGTCTGCATCCTTTGGATTGAATTCATATCTTTCGTCTTCTAAATCTCTATAAAATCTATCAATTGCTTTTATACGATAAATATTGGCTTTAATTTTTCCACTCTTACAATCTTCACAATATTTCTGTACTTCTGAAAAATACTTTCCATTATACACTACTTAACACCTGCGCCAATCTACTTTGTTTTGCGGACTCAAGTCCGTTTGATTTGATTGCTTTTAATCCTTTTGGAGTTAATCCTAAAGTTGTTTCGATTGTGAGAAGATTCTTTTGAAGAGCTTCGATGGCCAAATATTCTGCAGTCTTACGAATATTCTCATTTCCGGATTTATTTTTAAAAGTCTCTGTCACTTTGCACCCCTCTTCGAACCACTTTTGATACAACAAATCGTACTGAAATCGCATCTCTGCATACCTGCGAATTGTTACATCGAACTCCTTCTTGTAAGTTCCAATTTCTTGCATATATAAAACTGTTTCTTTAAAAATTCGATTCGTTTTTCTGCTGACAGTTGCTCTGTTCATTTTGGCCATCACCCCCTTTTTTCAAAAATTGCTCAGAGTTGGAAAGATGGATACTCCCCCAGGGAACCAATTTTCATGTCAAAAAAATTTAGGTGGGGGGATCTCTTTCAGAGCAATCTTTTTGAGGCTATCTCATCCAAATCCACACCTAATTCTTTGGCCACATCACGTTTATCGTAAGCTCCAATCAAATAAAGCAAATAGATTCGTATCAGCCTACATAGTTCATCGTTAGATTGCATAATCTTTTTTCTTCTTTCTCCAATCAACTCCTGGAATCGTATGTCTTTTCAATTCTTCGCCAAGCTCAGTCAATGCACCAGTGCTTCTGTTCTCCAACTTGTTGTGCTCGCCTACGCTCACGCTAATTAGATTCCAATCGCAGAACCGATATTCCGGATATTCATCTGCTGGATAGATGTGATGCACAACTTCTGCTTCTACTCTTCTGCCATATCGCTTTGAGATCTGACAAAGATATCCATCTTTTCTAAGAATTGATTCTCTTTTCTTTTTCCATCTCTTAGTCTTATAATCCATGCTTTTTACCTCGTGAAGACAGTCTAGCAAGGAAACTGCCTACACCAAATAAAAAAAAGCACATGTGCGTGCTTTCATGTATAAAAGATTCAACGCTTGGCTTGTCGAATCTTTTACGCTACTAATATACTACATTAAAGCGGTGGCCAATGGCTACTCTTTCAATTTTTTTGTATAATTGATTCGAAAGAGAGGCACATAATGAATTCATCAAATACAAAAACGAATGTTCCATCCAATTCACAAACGCGTACAGGACTTGGATCGACATCCCCAAGAAGACCGAATCCATCAACCACGAAAAAGCCGAGATAGGCTTTTTTTATTTTGGTTCAGGAATAATCACAATCTTGATTTGTTTATCTACATTCACATATACTTCAACATCATCATTGTTCTCGCATTTATTCATGGCTTCATCAAACGTTAGCTTTTTCAATCCTGGAAATGGATAAATAGAAAATTCATAAGTTTTACTTTTTTGATTCTCCCATCCCATACATCCGTGAATCAGTAAATCATTAGTTCTCAAATCATATACATAAACGAATAAAACTTCATCTCTGTCAAACAGAATTGTTTTAACAGATTTAGGGCTAAACGTTCCACCGCCAAATGATTCTTTTCTTTTTTCACTGATGTAATCCGTATATTTGTTAATAAGCCATGGAAACAACGTAAATGATAAGAACAGAGTTAATGCAATTGTTACTGCAACACTTAATGCAATGCTCCATTCAAGTACATCTGTTAGTAAGAAACATAACGCTAGATTAAGCAATGAAAATAATCCAAGGGCAAAAACTTTACCACTCGAATCATTTTCGTTAATGTTTATTAAATTTAAATTTTCAAGAATAAAATAATTAACATATCCACATCCACCAGCTGTAACAAATGCCAAAATCATCTGCTTTAATAAATCTTCCATACATTCACCCTGACTTTCTATAATATATTTTTAATCATAGCATGAACGTGCTTTTTTAATCCACTACGACTGAATCCGTATTTGTCGGCTACATCATACTGTGACATTCGAAAAAAATACAAATCATACATGATATTCATATCTGTGTAACCAAGCAGTTCAAACGCTTTGCATTCGTTGATTCTCTTTTTGTAATAAGTAATTTCACGCTCACGCTCTTCAATCGTTTCTAACAAAGCTAATTTAGAAGTAAATGTTCTTTGATATGTCGGCATTGGATAGTTAGATTTCATTTGTTCTTTAGACAGTTCTTCGACTGAATGTGATAAACCTAACATTTTATGATTTAGCTCTTCTAGTTCTTCATTCAACTCGATGATTCTATGGCAACAATAATCAAGTGATTTGAAATCACCAATAAACTGTGCGACTGTTTTTGATACCTCAATCATGCGAAACCTTTTCAATACCTGAACAACGTGCCCATGGTGTTCCAGACGAATATTTACTTTCTACACGCTTTCTCAAATTAAAGACTGTTTGATTTAAACCACAGTTTTCTCTTTCCAACTTTGAATATTCTTGTCTGATATATTCAAGCTGTTTTAATCCTGCTTCACGCATTCCACCATTTTCAACATCATATGTCATGATCTTAATTAATTCAGTTAAACAATCAAATGCATTCTCTGCCGTTTGATTGTGTAATACAACTTTTTCCATTCTTTTCCCCTTAATACAACGAAAACAAAAAACAAACTAATTTAACAATACTTGAGATAATCCATACAGTTCCGCCTATAATGGCCGTAAACATCCATATGTATAAAACCCCAAACAGAATAATAAATACTAATCTCCAATTAATCTTCATATGCTGCGCTCATCGCTTTTTTTAACTCCATGTATTTACACATATACCAATCAGATTTTTCCATGTCCTCTTTACCATTTTTATTCAATGCTCTATATCTGTATTTCCAAACATTGCACAAACAAAAATTTGCGACTACTGCCATTCCAAATACTGCAACCATTTCATCGATGCATTCATATGATCCACTCTCATAATGTTCTGGATGATTGACTGCGTCTTTTTCTTTTACCATTGTGGATATCCTCCTTCACTGTATGACATTTCTCTTTCCTGGTTAACATCATTATTTTGTGTTTCTTCTTTCTTATCTAAGAATTGTAAACTTTCAACCATCACATCACACGTGTAGATTGTTTCACCGTTATTATTTGTGAATTTTCCTGTCTGCAATCTTCCATCAATTCCAATCAAAGAGCCTTTCTTCAGATACTGGTACATCAAGTCTGCTGTTTTGTTCCAGGCAACACAACTAATAAAATCTGCATCCGGTTGTCCTTGTGCTTTCACTTTTCTGCTTACTGCCAATGTGAATTTACAGATGCTTGCTCCATTTGGTGTTTTCCTAATCTCAGGATTCTTGGTCAATCTTCCTACTAAAATAACTCTATTTATCACTCTTTCTCCTCCTTTTTTCTTTGTCAAATAACCTTAAATTATTTTCCAAAATCAATTCTGCACTGAGAGCCCTAGTTTAAAGGCTCTCTGTACATTTTTTTGAACTAAAAACTTTTTGTGTTTTTTAATGCTTATTTTATCCGCAATACAATCCATTTTTTATTAGCGAACCTAGTGCAGAAAATGTAGCATACGCATTATCAATCTTTTGATTTAATTCACGCATTGATTCTTCAAATGATATTGATGACTCATGTTCTAGAGCACCAAGTGCTACAAATTTTATTTGATCTTCATCTAGGCAAAATATAGCTCCGTCATCGAACTGGACATCGTAAAGTGTAGGCTTCACGTAATTACCCTTGCTGATGACACACGTATGGATTACTTTACCAATCTGACCAATATATTCTTTTTTTAGCTTTCCTGTACTGCTTATCAATTTATGCTCATATCCATCAGTTAAGCTTAATAGTTTTACTTTTGTATACATTTAAAATTCATTCCTATTTTTGACTATAAACTGTCTCACAGTTTTCTAATACTTCTTCAATCATTGCTTTTGCTCCTTTAGCTTTTTACAAATTCTTCTTTTGTGAATCTGTTTTTTTCTAATAATTCTTTTCCAGCCATTTCTCTTTCTCTCGTTTACAAGAACATCGCGATAATCTCGTAATTTTTTTGATGCTAAACTATATTCTTTATCAATTCTATCTATCTCTGCTTGTTGTTCTTTTGTTGGATTTCCATTGCTCAATACGTAAAGTGCGTACATACTGCCATAATACTTTTCTATACACTTATCTTTAAGTTCGCAAAGCTTTTTTGCTTCGTTGTACCTTAAATTGCATCCTCCATATGTTTCAAATTTTTCTGGTACGTCATCTTCAAATACTGCACAACCATATTCAGTGCCATATTCGTTTGATTGACAATATTCGAAATCACATTTATTACACTTCATTTTCTTCTCTTTTAAGCTCCTCAATTTCTTTATTTAAAACTCGAATCTCAACAAGATGCTCATCGAGCTTATATTCGAGATATTCAATAATTGCTTTTTCGATTTTTGACTTTGCTTCATCAATTGATTTAGCTTTTAGTGGCATCAAAGAACCAGGCCTCAATACAACATAGCAGCTATAAGTATATCGTTCTTTAACACGCCCTTTCTCCACGTTTAGTACTGCGATTGGTCTTCTTTCTTCCGGCTTCCATGTTCCAGGGAATGCATAACAATATAGACTATAACTATTGTATTTCTCGTTATACTCCCAACGTTTAGGCATTTTCATTCTCCTTTGTCATATTTCAACATCGTCATTTTGTGGCATTTCGTAAATTTGAACACCGTTATGTAATACGTAGTCACCGCACCCAACATTATCAATCGTTCTAAACTGCTTATCCTCAATGACGCTTTGAATTTCATCCAAAACTTTCAAAGCTTTTTCTTTGCTGGAATATACACCTAAACCCACAGTAATATTCGTTCTACTATGTAACGTAACCACTTCATGTGGTGCATCACTGTAACTTTCAACTTCAAAATTGTCGCAATCCAATAAAGCAGTTCGGTCTTGATTTCTAATCCACATGATTAATATCCCTTTCTAATCTTTCACGATTCTCATCTGCGTCAGTAGATTTAAACTTATCAATCCAACTTTGCAAATATTCGATTTGTTCTTGAACGAATTCAACAATTTTTTCTTCTGCTTCTAATTTAGCTTCTTCGATTGTTTCTGCATATAAATCATAAGGTTCGTCACTTTCATATGTATCTTCAATCTCAAAATCCGCATAGAACGCTCCACAATCATGAAATACAGTTGCGATAATTTCATCTTCATAAAATCTTGTAAAATGAAGCTTATAATTCTCTTCTATTTCGTCATATTCCCAATATTTATCTTCTTTAGACATTACTTTGTCCTCCTATTTATATTTCATGCTTTCCAACATGTTCTTCTTAGCTTTGTTTGTCGTTCTAGTATACAAAGATGTTGTCTGTATAGAATTATGGCCAAGAATATCCATAAGATCCGTTACCTGTCCACCAGCATCCAAATAGTTAATCGCGAACATATGTCTGAACGCATGAGGATGGATTTTATCTAGGCTTATACCTCTACACTTTCCTGCAATCTTCTTCAACTGGTAGTAAATCTGCTTATAGGTTAAAAAAAAGATTTTTCCTGACTTTATCTTTTCCGTTCTACAATACTTCAATATCTCACGCTTTAAGTCATTTCTCAAAATCACATCACGAATCTTACCTTTGTTTTTGACTGTAATGTAATTTGCCTTTACGTTCTCAACCGTGAAATAACTTAGCTCGCTCACACGTATGCCTGTGTATGCGAATATCTTCATGATCAGATAAATATCCATTCGATTACATTGTTTGGCCATTCTACACATTCGCTTAAAATCAGATGGTTCAATCACATCATCAAGCGAAGCTGCCTGTTGAATCTTTATATTTTTCAATGTCATTTTAGAATGATGAGTGCGCAACAATTCGTCTGGATCCAAATCTTTTTCGACCAATTCACAATATTTTATAAACCTATTTGCGATAGTGATATAGTTCTTTACTGTGGCCGGAGCATACTCTTCTTCTAGATTCTTTTTAAAGTCGATAATATCAAGCTTGCAGATATCATCGACCTCAAAAGAATTTACAAACAGTTCAACTACCTGTCGATAATGAACCAAAGAATTTTTTGATTTTTCATTTTCCGTTTCGAATGCGATGAAGTCATCAACTTTGCTAACTAGAAACTCTTTATTCATGGCTTAGCCTTGAAGAAATATCCTGGTAGTTCTTGAAGACTCATCGTCTACAATCTCAATAATTTGTCTTTTGCCAAAGTAATTCTTGGCTTTGCTTAAACATGGAAATCTATGAATTCCATTCACTGAAAACATAATTTCCTGATAATCTTTCACAACACTGATTTCCACGGGTCTAAATGTTGTATTCTTTAAATCTCTTAAAATCACGATATCAACTCCTTATTTATCTTAAATTTATCCGCCCATTCCCTGACAAAGCTAAATGCATCATCTGGAGGGACTGCATTATGATCTGCTCTAAATTGCCGAATAACCTTATGCTTGAGCTCCAACGTATACAAAGGAACATCCGGTTTATCGCTTAAACGAACAAACATGATTTCCGTATGTCCTTTTGATACATCTGTCGCATACGTTCTTACGCAATGGTTCAATACTTCAGATTCTTTCTTCAATTCAGCATTACTCTTAACAGGACGAATCAAATACTTTCCGTTTGAGTAACATAACTCAATATGCTTTTTGTAATTCTCAAAAATTCCTTGTTCAAACCTGGCGCCTTCTGTAGCACGCATAGCCTTATATGCTGCACTATGTGCTTCTACTAAATTCGATGGTGTTAGAACTCTATAAGACTTCATGTCCGCTCCAATTGTTTCAGCGAACTTCAAATAATCTTCATAAATATTTATGTTCCAATCATCTATCTTCGATGCATACTCCAATACTCGTGGACACATATACTTACGTATATGCTTGAAATTCAAATGTCTAATTTTCAATAATTCTTTTTCATTTGCCCATGAATATTTTCTGCACAACATAAGATGCGTGTAATCCATCTTTGGAAGAAGCGGAACGAACTTACGATCAACTTTGAATATCTTATCCAGGCTCTTTTGACTTAGATCAAGAACCCGAAGACTTGAAATAAACTGACTCAAGTCTGCCTTCACAAGATATTCGATTTTAGGCTCTTTACGATAAGCACACACGTATTCAAAAAAATCTAATCCTGATTGATTCAATTCAGACTGATACTGGCAATACGGAATGTTCAATAACATGATCCAGTCTTCAACTGAATACATCCTCAACGGATAAAAATTCAATTTACTGTCACTGATCCAAAACTTTAAAGGATAATCAAAATCAACTCTTTTGCCAAACATTCCGCAATACAGATTGCCAACCAGAAACTTCTTTTCGCCTTCTATGTATCGAGCTACTTCCTGGATTTTCAGTTCTACTGTATGATTCGGATTCTTGAACAATTGAAATCCAAATATTCGCTTTAATAGTTTTCCGTAATACATTTCCAGTGTTTCGACAAAATAAGTTCGGCTACAAGCTTCTTTTGCGAGCCATAAATCCATTTTTGAAAAAATAAACTCTTCAATGCCTTTTGGCCATGTGAGCTTCCTTGTCTGTAATCTCTCTAAAATAGGCTTTCCTGTGTCCATTCTGATTCTTCTTTCTTAGCTTTATTCTTTTGATCAATACTCTTTTTAACGATTGCCTTTGCAGATTCAAGATTCAAACGTGAAGGCTGCTCTGAATCACCTTCAATAACTTCTTCATCGTAGTAATGAACGGCCAAGCCGAACACTTCTTCATCACTAATGATTGCACAGTTTTTCACTGCCTTCTTTTTAGCTTCAGAAACAATGTAGTTCCACATTCCATCGACAGACTTCTTAGGATTATCCAACTTCGAAACCATGTCATTACGTGACATCAGATATTCGCAGATTATTTTCAATCCTTGATTCTGCTTGATTGCCTTATATTCATCTTCAAACTTAGACATACAAACCTCCTAGTACGTCTTTACAGGTACAAGTACACTCATCAGTTTTAAAACATCACACGAACCGCGAACAATCAATGGCTTTCCGACTCCTGGAGTCGTAATCTGAACTTTTTCAGAATTAATAACATCAAGTGCATCTCTTAAATACTTTCCATTTAAATTGAATTCGATTGGATCCGACATCAATTCAACTGTTTCAAGCTCTTCATATGTTTCTCCAATCATCTCAGATTTTGAATCAACATGAGATTCATCTACGCCAAACGACAAATGCACAATTTGTTTCCCGTCAGATTTCACAAAATCACAACGTTTGATTGCTTCTAACAATTCATTCTTATCCATCTCAACGTGATACTGATTGCTTCTAACAATTCATTCTTATCCATTTCAACGTGATACGAACAAGATTTTGGAATGATTCTAGAACCATCCGGGTATGTTCCATTTAAAAGTTGTGACTGGTACATCATATCGTTTGTTTTAAATTGAATTTTTTTCTCGTCATAGAAAACAGAAACCTCATCATTGAATGTTTTCAAAAATTCCACACAAGCCTGTCTAGGGATTGTAATACTGGTATCCTTACAATCCATATCAATAAATGCATATCGGTTCATTCGATACGAATCAGAACCAACAATTGTAACCTGGCCATTATCCACACTTAAATTTACTCCTGTTAATACAGGACGTCGCTGAGCTTCTTTTCCATTGCTTGCAACACATACAAGAGCTTTTTCAAAAGCAATACGCAGCGTTTCCATTGGACAGTTCAGTCTATTTTCAGGTGTCTCTAAATCAATCCCTGGATACTCAGATACGTCTGTGCAAGTAAGTTTGAATCTAGCTTTCCCACACTTGATGTGCATCAAATTATCCGTGCAACCTATTTCAACCGATTGACCGGATACTTTTCGAATGATCTCGCTAAAGTATTTGGCATCCACCAAACATTGGCCACATTCTTCAACACCTGTTTCCATTTCCAATGTCTGCTGCATTGAAGCAGTTCCATTGGATCCAGTAATCACAATTGACTTTTCTTC